TCATAATTCAATATAGTCACTACCTCTATTATCAAGATACCTGTCAGTCATTTGCATGGACTTATGACCAAGTATCTTTTTGGCAAATTCGGCTCCTTTTTCATCTTCATATAACCTTGCTGATAAACTCCTTATCTCATGGAATGTTGGCATATTGTCTTTTTGAGGTAAGGATTGCAAGAAAGCCTTTCTTATGGATTGAGCTTTAACGCCACAGATAAAATCACCTTTCTTTTCTATATTACCAAGCACTTCTTTTATAGAGACATTAACAGCATCGATTTTTAAGGACGTCGGTATTGATATTTTTGCTCCCGTTTTAATTTGAGTTATATATATCCTATCATTTTTTATATCACTCCATTTCATATTTTCTATATCACTAATTCGTTGTGCTGTAAGTAATGCTAGTAAAAATAAATTTTTGTATTTTTTATTTGTATGATTTATTGCGTAATTAAAATCATCCAAGGTTAATCTAGCTCTATTAACCTGTGTTTTCGGTGCTCTAGTTACCGATACAGGATTTTCATTTAGTAAACCTTCTGCTATAGCTTCATTAAATGCATCAAGCAGAGTGACCCTCATTAACTTTGCCATAGAGCGTTTAGAATAATTTGAGATAAAGCTAGCAATATCCTTTGTGGTTATTTCATTGAGCGGAGCGTCAGCAATATTTAACTTGATTATTTTTATTTTAGAGTTGTAATCATATAACGTTTTTTTCCTCAATCCTCTTTTCTTTAACCCAGCTTGATATTTATCCAACCACTCATGCAATGTTACACAGTGAATATTATTAATTCTGTCAACTAATGACTCTTTAGGTTTGTAAATAGCTAAATTGGCTTGAATGGCTTCGGTTATTGCCAATGATTTGTTTGAGCCAACAGAAAATTCCTTTTTAGTTCTTACATCCCTGTAATAGTAAATCCCTTTACGCAAATACAAGTTAGGCGGTAAACCCTTGTTCTTTGCACTTCTGCTTCTGCCCATTAATTTTCTCCATTAAATACTGCGGTTCCCTTACCATTTTGTCATTTGTTAGAATTGTCCACGGCTCTAACTCATATTCTCTGCCAACCTTTTCAGGGGTAGGGTATAACCTACCTTCCTTTATATAGCGAGATAATTGCCGTGGACTTCTAGGTTTGGCGAAATATTTATTATTCCATTCTGATAATGTAATTCGTTTCATTGATTATTCTCCGTATCCTTCATCATTAAAAAAACTTCCATAGCGCCACGGTATGGGTTTTTATTTACTGACATGAAGTCATAATCAAGGCAGTCAGCTGTCCATTTATTAGAATGGTACATTGGTGATAACCCTATTTTATTTTCAATAATAATCGGCATTGCGTCTGATGGGTTATTGCATGGGTCGAAAAAGCGATAACCAAACGAGCCATCAACAAGGAATTGGATAATATCCATTGTTTGTTTAATTACATCGTATTGCGTTTCAGGTAAAACAGATTGAGCTACTAATAAATTAATCTCGAAATCAGATAGTTCGGTGTATTTATTCATTATCATCTCCTAGTATTTCATTAATAGTATTTCTGATGTCAATTAAGTCTTGTTTTGTCACATCCATATTCCAAGATGGAGTATTTAAAATAAAACAATCTTTTGTTGTAGGTTCAATCTCAATACAATCTTTGTAATTTTCCAAGCCAGCATAATATTTATCTTTCATTCCATACCTCTCCACAAACAACTTTAACATTCCTCACTGACATTAAATATTCAGCACGTTTATTGCATTCCGATTGCGTATAAATATCTTCCGTTACAGGCACAGCAGAACCCTGTATTAGTATGAGTAATACATATCCGATTATTTGCATGGGTATTTATTTAGAATATTTAATTAGAATTTCTTTAATCCAATTTTCAGCCTCGTCATTACATGACAAAACATTTTCCATCATTAATTCAATATCTATTGATTCGTTTGCAACGAGAGATAATGTATTCATAAACATTGCGAACTGGCATTCGTCACATTCAATAAAGTTTGCTTTATATGAGCTAATTAAATGATTGCGAGCATATAGAACACCTAATTTCATTTGTTCTCTATTATATTCATTATTCATCTTTTATTTTCACTCCATTGCTGATTAAGCTGTGTCTTATGGCTGTTGATAACGCTGAACGTAAGCATTGACACCCTTGATATTTAATAGCCGTATCTCTTGCGGTATTAACAAGCTCTCTTAGTTGATGATGTTTAATTTCTGGCTCAGCACTTTCGCGCGATGCTTCCCACACCATCCACATGACAGGGATAATACCTTTTACCCAAGGGTAATCACCTTTACTTATAAATGCTTCAAATTGCTGCCTTGATTTATCCATCAATCCACCTTATTTAATATATCAAATCCTGATTTTGTTAGTGTCCATCCAAGGATGGTCTGTCTAATTAACCCTTTTTTCTCAAAAGACTTAAGTGTTCTACCATCAATTCCAGCGCCAAACTTATCTCTCACAATATCCAGTGTTTTAATTTGCTTGCCTGTTAATTTCATATTCATTCCTCTGGTTGCACCCACCACTCACAAACATCACTCATGAACTCGCCAATAATCTGCTTTTGTTCTTCTTCGCTTAATTTATTCCATTCATCTTCTGTTATATCTAACTCAGTTGAACATTCAGAACCGACAGCGTTAGTTGATGCGTGTAAATACATTTTCTTGCTCATATCCATCTCCTGTTTGCATCCTTGCGCTGAGTCCGTGGGTTAAATCACATTAATTAAATGGCGTGGATACATCAGCCCAATCGGCGCGAACGGAATGTCGTCATCAAAGTCCATTGGAGGTTGCTGGTTTCCTTGGGATTGAGGTTGAGCAGGCGGTTGGTTTTGCTGTGCTGGTTGTGATCCTGCTGGTTTACTAGCACCACCTAGCATTTGCATTGAACCGCCAATCTTTACAACAATTTCTGTTGTATAGCGTTTAACACCGTTATCATCCCATTCGCGCGTTTGTAGTTGGCCCTCGATATAAACTTGCGAGCCTTTACACAAATAGCCACTGGCGATATCTGCAAGCTTTCCAAACAAAACGACACGATGCCATTCTGTTTTTCGCGATTTTCACCTGTTTGTCACGCCATTTCTCTGATGTGGCCACAGCTAAATTGGCAACAGCACCACCAGAAGGCAGGTAGCGAATTTCAGGATCACGCCCTAAATTGCCGATAAGAATTACTTTGTTTACTGATCCGTTAGCCATTCTCAACCTCCTTATAAAGCTCATTAAAACGGCGTAAGAATAGGGATTTTGCTTGTCGAGGGGTTAGCGGGGTGACAGCAAAATCGCTAGCTGGAATACCTTCAAGCATTAACCAGTTACTACCTGCATCAATGTCTAAATCACGCTTTTCTGTGGCTAACATCACTAGGTCTGCAAAATGGACTTCATCAGATATATTTTCAGGTAACCCAAACTTTTTGCGGATCATTTTTTCCACACGCAATTCAATTAATTTATATTCAGGCAATAACTTTTTAAGTGGTGACGGTAGGTCTTTGACATAAGCTTCACTGGCATCATGAAGTAGGGCCTCTAAAGCAAATTCAGGTGCAACTAAATAACTGGTATACACAGAATGCTGAGCAACAGAATAGAAATTATCAATTTGTCCATTAAAGCGACATTCATTAGCTAAACCCGTCGCAATATCTTGAATATCTATATCTTCGATCCGTACATCGAGATAATAGAAATGTTTATTTGTTGCTGTTGCAATATAAGACATTATTCTCTCCACACAATTTACAAATGCCACCAAGTTAGTGGCATTTGTGCGATTAATTACGCTGAAAATTTACCAATGAATGTTTCGATTTTGCTTTCATTGAATTCATTGCAAAGCATATCTCGAAACTCTTGAGCGATTTGTTCTTCAAGTTTTTCAAGTTGAATGATTCGAAGAACTAAAACGGGAATATCATCACCAGTGAGTACGCTATAACGTAATTTAATGCTACGTTCTTTTAATTCGTCATAAGGAGTACAAGTAAACTGGAATGTAGCAGGCATAATGTCTTTGCTTCTTGCTTCAACATTTTCTAACACTGAGCGTTTAGCACTAAAATCAGCATTTTCATGTTCAGCAGAGCGTGTTGATTCAATCGTAATACGACGAACAGCAGAAATAGCTTGTTTGATATCTAAAACATTACCGTCAGCATCAAATGCCATTAAATAATCGTGCCAATCTTCTAACCACTCGGCTAATTGTTTTTGACGATATTTAACACCATCCATTTTTAATAATGCTGTGAATGGGGCGGTTTGTTTTAATTTCACAATAGCAGTGTTATCAGCATGACCTGCTTTACCTATTGTGCCGAGATTAAAAATAGTTTCGGCACTCATTTCATCGGCATCAATAAAGCAGCTAACACCTTCATCAATTGCATTCTTGATTGAGTATTTAACAAAGTCGCTGATACTGGTTGTTTTCATTTCCCCGCGAAAACGGAAACGACCTTCTTGTAAATTTTCTAAACTACTTACTTCAAAGTCATTCGGAAGCACAATCGCTGGACAAAGAGATTTTTCTATTGCTTCGAGGCTTAATGAAGCCACGGTCATATCTTGAATTTGCGAAATAGCATTACCGTCTAATTGAGACATGAGTAGACTCCTACTTATTTAAAAGTATTAAATTAAATGGATAGGTTTAATTAAAAATAAGAAAACTAATTAATGGCTTTTAATTTCCCGTCGGGCCGACCTTGCAAAGAAAATAATTGACCTTGATCTTCTTGCATAATGGTCAACTTGCCACCTTTACCTACGTACATAGGTGTTTTGGTGGTATCTTCCTCAGTCCGTTTTCCTCTAGGTGTTGGTGCAGAGAATTTAAGCTTATGAGTTATTTCAACTCGTTTTTCTTCCATTGAATTACTAATGCGAGCAAAATCTAATTCAATAGTGACTTTGCCTTTTCCACCATTATTTAAAACGCCTAAAGCCACATCATTTAAAACAGCAGAGACTTTATTTTCAAAAACGCCAGCATCTAATTCGGAAAGAAAGTCAGGGACATTTGTCTTACGATCTTCTTGGCTCATTTCTATAACCTCATGTTATCTTTTCACACAATAAGAAAGGGCACTAGCGAGTTGATACAACCCGGATAAGACATTTCACAAAGAATGCCAGTACCCTTACTTATTGTTAGATTTGATAAAATGGCTGACTGAGCAGAACATTATCACCACAACCCCTTTTAATGGTAAAAGACTCAGCCAGCCATTGTTTCTCTTCACACGTTCTCTTCACACTTCAAATATTGTGCCTGATTATTTTCCACCTCAGGCGGTGGTGGTATCATTGTTACTCCACAACAACAATAAAGGTGTAAACATGTCTAAAAAAGATGATATTCCTGTATTTCCTATATCTGGTTATCAAATCGGTCCATTAAAAGGATATGACGCATTAGTTATGAAACTTCAGTATCTATCTTCACCCATGCAACCATTAGAACAAGCTCAGGAAACGAATTTCTTTGCCCTTAGTCCTGCTGTAGTAAGAGGCATTATTTCTGATCTTGAAAAACATTTAGAGACTCTCGAAAAGTCCGAGATTCAATCTCCTCAAGGTCAGAAGCACTAACAGTTATAAGTGTTTTGTCATGAATTAGGGTGCTAACTGTTCTACCTAAAAACTCTAGGTAATCATTTGATTTAGCGCCTTCTGTGTTAAGTGAGCATACCATGGCGCCATTTACTTTAAGTTCAACTATGTTTCCATTACTCACGCTAATTTCCCTCCACACAATTGATTCTCTTCACATATAAAAATCATTTACTTTGTATCTGAATAGCGCTTTTACTGATGTACTCTGTTATTTCGGCATCTAGCTTTTTTACATCGCTCATTAGTCTTTCTCGCTTACCGTATAAAACAAGGAGGTAATCTATGCACTGCAACTTGCCCCTCATCCACTTTGCGATATCTTCATTAGTGAAACCATCTGGCGCTATGATTATTGGTTCAGTTGTCATGATAACTCCTAAGCTTCGTTAGTTATAAATCTAAGATAACTTAGATGTTATGTCAATACAAATCTAAAATAAATTAGATTTGTATGATGTGGAATTTAGATTTCGTACTGTACACCCTTGACTACACCGACTATTTCACAATTTCCATTAATAGGAATATTTGGGTAGCGTGGGTTTAAAGGAGAAAGATATTTATTTGGACCATCAATAATGAGTTTTTTTATAGTAACTTCATCGCTTCCAGTAAGGCGTGCAACGACAATTTTACCATTTATAACCTCAGCCTCAGGATCCACTATGACTTTAACACCTTCCGGGATTGATGGCATTCCTGATGGGTTGGTCATGGAATCCCCTTTAACATGAAGAGCAAAACTTGATGGGGAAACCTTTATTGACGTTTCAATGTATTCCATTGTTTCATCATATATTTCTTTAGAAAGACATTCTGTAAATTTTCCCGCCTGAACATAAGAAAGCACAGGCAATCTCTTCATTGAGGTGATTATAGAATTATCATTTTGCTGTGATATACCATAAAGGATATAGGATTCAGTTGTATTGAAGAACTGAGCTAATTTAATTAAAGCTTCACCATTTGGTGAATTAAGATCTTTTTCCCAATAACCAACAGCAACACCAGATACTCCACAATACTTACCTAATTCATTCTGTGTTGTTTTTGTTGCCTGCCGAAGCTTTTTTATTCTGCTTCCCACTGTGTCCATCTTCTAATCCTAAGTTAGGTTATTACTAAGTTATCTTATTTTTTATTGATAAAAGATAACTTATATCTTAATATCTAACATAACTTATATTTGGAGGTGTTTATGACGACACAAGAAGTAGAATCTTATTTCGGTGATGCTAATAAAGTCGCCACTTTTTTCAAAATAACCCCGGAAGCTTTTTATCAATGGAAAAAAAGACCTGGTCAATTAATACCAAAAAATAGGGCTATCGAGGCTGATTTGCTCACTAAAGGAGGTCTCAAATATAACCCTAACTTATACAAACAATAACAAAGCCGTTTAAAGCAGTTAACTACAAGAACTTATCAATGGTGGTAGGAAATGAATCACTCAATAAAATTAACGTCGTTTAATAAAAACCAGAAGTTCATTAATACAAGGAATGAGTTCTTCGGGACATCTAATGATTGGAATATATCGACCTTCCTCATAAATTTCATTGCGTTTAAGGGTATCAAAAAAACGCTCTACAGCATGGTTATATTTCTTGCCTTGTTTTGTAGTCAAGTGAGGGCGCAAGGCTCTGAAATTATCTTGAGTGATATGAGGTATGTTTCTTTTTCCATCTACACAGTCGTCGCGAAATTTATCAAGAATCAGGAACAAGGGATCTGCAATAGCATTGAACTCCTTCCTCTTGTCTCTTCTGCGAGCGAGGGAGTGACCAAGCCAAATTCCCAAGAAAAAGGAAAAAATAGCCCAAAAGAGAGTAATAAGGCTGAGGCTGGTTTTGAGAAACGAGACCAAGTGACCCAAGAAGATATCGAACATATTAAGTCATCCTTTATCGGTATGTTATTTGCGTCTTTAGTGATGATCCCTCTAGGGATGATATTTAGTGAATGTATCAGTCCACGCATTTTAGCAAAGCGTAAACGTTGGATGAAGCTTCATGAGTTAAAAGCAAAGCGGTTTTACAGAAATAACCCTGATAAGCATTACGTCATGCCACGCAAAACTTTTTGTCAATGGCTGTGGTTTTAATAAAGAGAGGTATCTATGAGTAATCAATCAATAAAACAGGTAGTGAAAGACATGTGTGAGGCGACAGCTGGTGGACGTGAGGCGATGGCTGGAGCACTAGGTCTGTCTTTAACATCATTCAACAACAAGCTTTATGAGAAAAACGGTTGTCGTTCATTTGATTTAAACGAGCTATTAGCGATGCAAGATATTTCTCAGACCGTTTTATTTGCTGAATTTGTCGCTCGTGAATCAAATCGCTTACTCGTGGACAGAATTAGCCCTGCTGATTTAGATCAGACAGAACTATTCACATTACGTAGCAATGTTGACGAAATGCAAGGGCATTTAGCGTTACTGATGAAAAATAGTTTGGCTGATGGTGTTATTGATAACGAAGAATCGCAGAAAATAAAAATGATGTTAGATGGTTTAATTTCGCAGATCCGCACATTTATGAATGCATTTGTTTCGTTACATCAAAAGAGAAATTAAAAATGGCTATATCCAGAAAGGGTGAAGCCAACGATGCACGGTCGCTGGCTTCGGTTTGCCAATTTCAATTATGTGAAGAGAAATCAGCATGAGTAGATTAGCGCATTTAGTACCTAAAAAGCAATTCCGATGTTTACCTGTCTCAGGTCGTCAGTCATTCCGCTATGTAGAAATCATAGTCTCTGACGAACAACCAGACAACTACAAGAAATCTGCATGTTTGGTAGATAGACAGTCTCTTAAAAAGGCATGGGCTGATTTTTATTTTTCAAGTGGAGAGCGGGACAATGAGCAATGAGAACCCAAACCAACTTGATCGCTACTATAAAAATCACCGAGGTATCGTTGTTCATGTTGTTCGTTATGACAGAGAAAACAGCGCGTTATTTTTATGCTTGATGGTTGTGACGACCCACAGTGTGAACCTGTACAGCGTTTTAAAGAGAAGTACACACGTATTAAGTAATGAGGTGGCAAGATGAGTTTATTATTACTAAAAAGTCGCCCTTTAGTCGTTATTCCTGAATTAGCGGTACGTCTTGGTTTAAATGAGGCGATGCTGTTACAGCAAATTCAATATTGGCTAACTGAAACTACTTCAGGTGTTGAATATGACGGCTCACGCTGGATTTATAACACCGTTGAAGAGTGGAAAGAGCAATTTCCTTTTTTCTCTGAATCAACGATTAAACGTGCTTTTACTAATTTGAAAAAGCAGGGTGTTTTACGTATCGAGCAAATCAATAAATCGAATCATGACCGCACTAATTATTATGCGATTAATTACGATCACCACTTGCTGACCGATGAGGTCAATATGACCCAATCGAACAGTGATAATTCATCTGATCGAACAGTTCAAAATGACCTTATCGATAAGCGCAAATTGAAGCCATCAAACAGTGCAAAATGCGCTGTTCTGAACGGGTCAAAATGGCCTGTTCTTACAGAGAATACAACAGATATTACTTCAGAGAGTACAACAGAAACAGATCATTCGTCGCAGAATTCTGACGAATCCAGCGACCAGCCGAAAAATGATTTTTTAACTCGTTATCCTGAAGCAGTGATTTACAGCGCTAACGGTCAAAAATGGGGCGATGAAGGTGATCTAAAAACGGCGAAATGGATGTTTGGTCGTGTTAAAAAACTAAATCCATCCGCGCTAGAGCCGACTTGGTATGACTGGGCGAACGATATCCGCCTGATGCGCCAAATTGATGGGCGCACCCATGAGAAAATTTGTGCCTTGTTCGATTGGGCTAACAAAGATTCATTCTGGCACAAAAATATTTTAAGTCCTCGAAAATTACGTAAACACTTTGATGAACTCACTGTCCGTAGCCAAGAGCCAAGGAATGAACCAAAAGTTCAAGTTGACACCATTGAACGCGATAGTGCCTTTTCCCGCTTGATTGGCTCTCGCTCTAAACCTAAAAACCGCATTGAAGAAATTGCACTTGAGCTAGCAGGTAAAACAGGCATTCGTCGTATGAGTGAGTTTTCAGGTCGCCAAGCATGGAACAGCATTTGGAAGCAAGCGATAGAAATGTTACAGGAGACTCAGTAATGCTAACTAAATACATTTTGTTCGTTGGTTTTTGGTTTGTCGTGACATTACTGATTGGGTTATGGGGTACTTATGCCTGAGTTGATGTTAATGGATATTGTGAAGGAGAGAATAATCTGCCCATTTAATCACGTGATGTACGGTCACGAGTAAAACGTGGAGAGAAATAGCATGATGCAAAAAACAATGGAAGTTTCAGTATTACCCATAATGAATCGTGAATTAACTATGTCGAGTCGAGAGATTGCCAGTTTAACCGGAAGTAATCACTCCGATGTTAAGCGTTCTGCCGATAGGCTTTTTGTTGCTCAAATTTTAACCCAGCCATTGGCTGAGTTCCCTTTTGAACATAACGGCAATCAATATACTGAATATCGTTTTAATAAAAGAGACTCTCTGGTGTTGGTAGCTCGATTGTCACCTCAGTTCACAGCAAAAATAGTTGATCGCTGGCAGGAATTAGAATCAAAAATGCAGCCAGTCATTCCTCAAACATTACCTGAAGCATTGCGATTAGCAGCAGACTTAGCAGAAGAAAAACAAAAATTGGAAAGTGAACTGGCGATTGCGACACCTAAGGCTCAGTTTGTTGATAATTATGTTTTATCCCATGGTTCTATGACGTTTCGACAAGTGTGTAAATTACTGCAGGCGAAAGAAACCGATTTTCGCTGTTTTTTAATTGATAAGAAAATTATGTATCGCTTGAATAATACGTTTACGCCTTATCAAACACATGTCGATCTTGGTCGCTTTGAGATAAAAACGGGAACGAACCAAAAAAATAACCACGCTTTTGCACAATCAAGGTTTACTACTAAAGGTGTGAAGTGGATTGCAGGGTTATGGGCTGAATATAAAGTTGGGGATGAGATTTAATGAAACTACTCTTAACGCCCTATATCCAGTCTGACCTTGGCGTTGTTTTATTAAAGCCTGGAGCGGAGTTGCTTAAGCAATTTAAACCACATTCTCGCGTGATTATTAGTGATGTACCAAAAAGTTTAGATAAATGGCCTTCTGGGGCATTAACAGGAAATGAACAGCCATTATTGGATAACAAGGGCATTGTTGATTTTTTGAATAATAAAAAAGTTATCCAAGCTATGGGGGGATTGTCATCGATGAATATGTGGATAGGCAGAAATATCCATTGTTGTCAGATTAACGATAAGCATGACAGTTATCATCACCATGAATTAACAACCACATGGCATAAAGACGGTGTGATACGGACTTGTTGGTACCATGATAATCATATTCGCAATTCATCAGCTGAGTGGGTTGCTGAATTGGCTCATAAAAATCGTATTGCTTGGATGGTAGACACTATTCGCAGTCGTTTAAGATTGGATAATGGCCACCAGCTGACAGTGCCCGATTTTTTCTCATTTGCTGTGATGCATAAACTGGTTGATGAATTACCTGATGCGATATTACGTCAAATTTTGGATTGGTCTGAAAAACCTAAAGAGCGCAGGGTACATGGTGGTTTTCCTGAAGCAGATATTATTCCAAGTAATGTAACAGCACTATCAACAATGAATGAACGATTAGACACGATAAGACCAGTCATAAAAGTTGCTATCGATCCTGAGCCACCAGCGTCATTCCTTTTGAAACCTAAAATACAACGTTGGGAGAATACCCAATGGCTTCAATGGGTGAAAACACAGCCTTGTTGTGTTTGCGGACAACAAGCTGACGATCCACATCACATTATCGGCCATGGTATGGGAGGTATGGGAACGAAAGCTCATGACTTATTCACTATTCCATTATGCCGCATTCACCATGATGAGTTACATCGAGACCCAAAACAATGGGAAGCGACTCACGGCAATCAACTCGAATTGTTATTTCATTTTTTAAACCGTTCTTTAGGTATCGGTGCATTTATTTAACGTGTGTACGGCACGAGTGGAGGAAATATGCCAATTTATGCGCATGACTTGAAATATTTAAGTGATATGGCATCGATAGCTACATCAAACTTAAGGGCTTCAACAAAAGGTCAGTTAGAAGCATTTGAAGATTTTGGGTTAACAGACACGAGAGCAACACCAAGAGTTAGAATACGAGATTTAAAATTAAATGGTCGTTTTGTTTGTCGTGATACCGATCCAATCTATGTATTAGAAACTCGCTGTCGTCGAACACCAAAGCCGATGATAGAGCCTGTGGATTTTTTATTATGCTCATGGCGTAGGGCTATCAATGCATTAAGTGAAGAGCAACACTCATGGATAATGTATTGTTATGGATATAGTTTGAAATTTGAGCATCAAGTTAATATCAGTGTTCATGTGTGGTCTGAATTTGAAAAACAGCATAAAGGTAAAAAGATAACTAAAAAAGTTAAAGAACGACTAAGATCATTAGTCTGGTTATCGGTTCAGGCTTGCACTAGGCGTAATTATTCACAAACAGAGCTGGCTCGCTTGGTGGGTGTTAAGCGTGATAATTGGAGTAAAAACTATCAAGTATATTGGGATTATCTACTTTATGTGTGTTATGAATTAGATAAATTGGCATTACTTTCAATGAGGCGAGTTAGAATCGAGTTGATCAATAAAAATAATAACGACAACTTGCAAAAGTCAACAAAATAGGCGATATTTAAGTCTAATTTGGTATGTTGCCAAAATTGTTTATAACCTCGCCTTTGCGGGGTTTTTTATTGGCAATTAGTAGATAAGACTTGCTGTTCTCTTTGGTCAGAGTTACATGTGTAGTTATGCACAATAACTAACCAAAGGCATAAAATATCATGTTAAAACAGTGTGATATGACAACACAGGCAAGTTGTGTACTTGAAACAATCTCAAAAAATGATTGGCAAACAGTACAAGCAATTTCAAATCAAACTGGGCTAAGTAATGAAAATTGTGAGTTTTTATTAACTCAGTTTGAAATAGCAGGGTTTGTCGCAAAGCAAGGAAATAGCTATATGCGTACAGCCTAAAAAATATAAAGAATTTATAAAGCTGGTGGTTTAACCGTCATCGGCTTTTTTATTGCGTAGAAAAGGACTTCTGATGCAACTATTTAATGACGACGCACTATCTGTATTAAAAACACTACCTGATAACAGTATTGATTTAATCGCCACGGATCCACCGTATTTCAGAGTGAAGTCGTGCGCATGGGATAATCAGTGGGATAATGTTGAGTCGTATCTGTCTTGGCTCGATGAAGTATTAGCTGAATTCTGGCGGGTATTAAAACCCAATGGCAGTTTGTATTTATTCTGTGGTTCTAAATTGGCGTCAGATACTGAATTGCTTGTTCGCGGGCGATTTAATGTATTAAGTCATATTATCTGGGCTAAACCATCTGGGCCATGGAAAAAACAAAATAAGGAAAGCCTGCGCACCTTTTTTCCTTCAACAGAACGAATACTTTTTGCTGAACATTATCAAAAGCCAATCACCGCTAAAGGTTCTGAGTTTTCGTTAAAATGTAAAGAGCTAAAGCAAAATGTATTTAAGCCATTGATTGATTATTTTAGAAATGCTCGTTTAGCACTGCAGGTGAGTGCAAAAGAAATAGACCAAGCAACAGGTAAGCAAATGTGCAGTCATTGGTTCAGCAATAGTCAGTGGCAATTACCTAGCGAGGAAGACTATAAAAAGTTACAAACACTGTTTACACACATTGCTGATAAACACGAAAAACTATCACCGTTATCCCGCCAGTTTACCGAGTTAGAGCGAGAACAATTCACCTTACAAAAAGATTATCAAGAATTAATAAAAGAATATGGTTTATTAAGACGACCATTCTTTGTAACTGTAGATGTACCTTATACTGATGTGTGGGATTATCCACCTGTTCAGTATTATCACGGTAAACACCCTTGTGAGAAACCATCAGCCATGATGGAACACATTATTCGCTCAAGTAGTCGTGAAGGGGATCTGGTTGCTGATTTTTTTATGGGGTCAGGTGCAACACTGAAAGCAGCACTAAAGCTTAATCGAAAGGTTTTAGGTGTGGAGCTTGAGAGAGAGCGGTTTGAGCAAACCGAACAAGAAATAAAAGCGCTAACTTGTAAGTAATTCTTACAGGTTCAACTATCCGGAATTTCCGGATAGTTCACACGTTCGGTTATTCCGAATAACTGAATTCCTTGCTATAAGGTTATGGTAGCGCGTAACAGTCTGGCTGAACTAAACCAGCCATCTATTTCAATAAGTCGTCTAGTGCGACTTTTTTCGTATATGCCGACCACAGAGCAATTACCCTCGTTATCACGTTCACACAAGAGCTGTGAGTCGGCACCTTATTAACTAAATAAATTGGTAAATGTTATGTCAAAAGAGATAAGCGAATTACAGTTTAGTCTTCACTATGCTTCAGAAACAGACAGTGAAAAGAACACCTCTATCATTTTAACGGCGAATATCCATACGGCTGATGGTGAAACTCAACAACTGACACAATTAATTTGCACAACGTCTCCCGCAGGTAAAAAGCAATATCGAATCGGCTTGCAAAAAATTGGTAATGCTGGTGCTCCATTGCTGGTGGCGATTGAATCCTATTGGCGTAAAAACACACAAGAGAGTTGTGTTTATTTGTTAGAGAAAGCGAAGCAATTTATTCAGGGACACTTACAACAAACGAATACATGGATATCTATGTATGGTCTTGTGATTGTTTCTAATGCGTCACTGGAAGAACAGTTGCCTAAGGCTTTATTTACAATAATGAATGAACTAAAAATAAATTGAGAAAAGCTTAAAACAATCTCCTTATTGCCCAATAAACCAACGATGTCTTTTTACAATTGGATAAATCTCATGGAAGTCAATATAGGATTCGATTAATCATGGGAAATTGGTTAGTGATGTATTAGAAATGTGTATCAAATAGCATTAGGAGATTATATGAAGCTATTATTAAAAAGTATTGCTTTTACTGTTAGTCTTTTATCTGCGAGTTTTGTTATGGCGGATAATGGCGATGAGATAACGAAAGTATCTTATGCATGTGAAAACAATCAAATAATGGAAGTCATTTATATAAATACAGCAAAAGATAGCTATGCAATCATTAATCAAATGGATGAAATGATACCAATGAAGATTATGAAAATGGCTTCTGGTGCAAACTATGAGGCAATGAATAAAAATTACACCTATAAACTTTATACTAAAGGTGACAATGCCGATTTAGTTGAAGGAAAAGATAAATCAGTATTGAGTGGTTGCAAAGCTGGCTAATTGTTACCTTTTATTGAAAATTATTTATCGTTCTTATAGAGGTCACTTCGGTGACCTTTTTTCGTATAAAAGAGGTAAGTATGGACATTCAGCAAGAAACAAAAATTTGTACACTATCGGCACGAGTAGAACGACAAGGACAACAAATTGCAGAGTTACAAAAACAGCTCGCTGATATGCAAAAGGCAACGAGCTGTGAGTTAGATAGCGCCATTCAAAATGTCTTATTACAAGGTGTAGAAAATGGTGCAAAAAAAGCAAAGGAACTTATTAAAAATCAAGATTTTTATCAAAAAACAAAGCAGACTTCAAGATAGATGAATAGGCTTTTGAAAGCTTATCCGCTCCCTCTCTCAATTGTTCACCTGTTAAGTTTGGATTGTTCTCAAGCATTAGGGCTTTGAAGTTTTGGTTTTTTATACACTCAATAGTGGTGTTTGCGATCTGCCTTTTTTCTTCAGGAAGCAGATGTAGTAGTAACGCAACAATTTGTTGTAGAGCTAAAATTTCAGCAGTTTTGTCGTCCATTCCATTCTCCACCGAAGTAAGTCAGCCATTCCTTCGGTTAATTACATTGGGCTGATCTATTAGTTTAACTTAAGATTTACTTTTTCACGTTTAACTCACTCACATTAATCATCAACGGACACTCCGTAGGGGTGTATATGCGCATGGACAAATTAACCAATGCTACCTACGGAACAGCTGGCTTAACTGCCTTTTTTGCAAGTCTCTCATTGTATGAATGGGGCTTTGTAATAGGGATGGGATTTAGCATGCTTCTTGGATTAGCAACTTATCTGATGACACGGCGAGAACAGCGAAAACGAACAGCATTATTTGCTGAATTGGTTCATCGAAATTGTTCTAGTGATCCGCGAGAAATCGAAAAAATAGTCGGTGAGATGCTGACTAAAGCTAAAAAGGACATCTAATGAACCTAAAACAAAAAGTGACAGCTGTTGCGAGTGCTGGTGCGGTAAGTATTGCACTAACAGTGATTGGTTATTTTGAGGGGGTGCGTTATGAACCTTACCGCGATGTTGCTGGAATTCTGACGGTTTGTTATGGCCATACTGGAAACGACATCATTCAAGGTAAGACATACACACAACAAGAGTGTGACGAGTTACTACAGAAAGACTTTATCAGAACGCAACAGCAAGTTGATGTCCTGGTTAAAGTGCCGGTCGATGATAAAACAAAAGCTTCTCTATATTCCTTTGCCTTTAATGTCGGTACCACAGCTTTTGCACGTTCTACATTGCTTAAAAAATTAAATGCAGGTGATCAGAATGGCGCTTGTGAAGAAATGAAACGCTGGGTTTATGCGGGTGGAAAGGTGTGGCGAGGGTTAGTCAGTCGTAGAGATGCGGAGTCAGCGCTATGTCATGGAAATCTTTAATTATCGTTATCAGCTTTATTCTTGTATTACTTATTACAGTCGCTGGGGGCATTTATCTCTCAATTGATAATTCATGTATTAACGATAAAGCAAGCTTAGACAAACGCTGTCAGATAGCTCTCTCACATCATCGGTACTAATTATGAAACACTGGAAACTTTACATTGTCGTTGTGATGGTGGGGATTGTTGCTGGTGGTTGTGCGCTGATTAATGCACAAGCGAAAAGAATTAACACACTGACAGAAAACAACAAAGAACTGACTACCGCACTCGAAGAGCAGAAGGATATCAATATTGACTATCAAGCACGCATAGAGCGACTAAATCAACTTGATACAAGGCACACACAGGAGCTTGTTAATGCAAAGAATGAAATTAGTCGCTTGCGTGATATTAGTGAGCGTAATCCTGAACGGGTGTACATCCGAGCCAGTTGTCCGAAAGACGAAACCAATTCAACCTCCGGCATGGATGATGCAACCACCGCCAGACCTACTGACTCCGCTGTCAGAAATTATTGGCTACTCAGAGAGCGAATTGCAGAGTCAGAACAGATGATTAAAGGGTTGCAGGATTATATCAAACAAGAATGCATGGAATAAAAAAAGCCCAGCATGGGAGGCTGGGCAATACTAACAAGATATCAATTAAAGTGTAGCGATAACTACTTAGTATAGCTTAAATAGGTATATATACCAGATTGATTATTCCTATTTATCTCCCACTTAAATAAACAGCACAATATAAAAATAACCCTGTGAGTTTGATTTCACAGGGTGGCTGAATTTAAGCAAAAAATAAATACTCATTAATCATACTGCTATTTTTATTTCGTGCCAATAGAAGAAGGCGTAGCGTTGTCGCTGTCTCCTATGTTAGCTATGACCTGTTTTATTCTCGACAGAGAGCACATAGTGAGAACCAAAAACAACGAATACCACCGTTTTGTTATTTTCGGTCATTATCAGCAACGTCAGCTGTAGGTAGAAGGAGGGGCGTGACGATGGAGAGACATCATCTACAAACGTCATTCATTGATTGGTGTATACAGATAGCCATCAGTTAACCACTGGTGGCTTTTTTATTGCGGAAAATTTGTAATGGAATAAAAAAAATGAAAAAACGCAATGTCTATGGTGGTCGCTGGGCAAAGGTGCGATTAGCATTTCTTAATGAACATCCACTTTGCGTCATGTGCCAAGAGCAAGGGCGCATTACTGCGGCCACAGTAGTTGACCACATTATTCCGCATCGTCTTAAAGAAGCGCTTGAATCAGGTGATAAAGAACGTATCGCAAAAGCCCAAGCCTTATTCTGGGACACAAAGAACTTCCAAAGCTTGTGCGAATTGCATCATAACTCCACCAAACAACGTATCGAAAAGAGTGGCAAAGTCATTGGCTGTAATGCGGATGGCATTCCACTCGATCCCAATTCTCATTGGCATCAATAACACCATGAAATACAGGGTGGGGGCGGGGTAAAAGTTCAAACACTTTCGCCCTGATTACCTAGCGCCCTCATTTGTGCGCACAACCGCGAAATGAAAAGTTTTTTTCTGGGAGGTTCCGATGGCAGGAAGACGCCCGAAACCGACCCACTTGAAGGTGGTCACCGGTAATCCGGGAAAACGAAAACTCAACGATAAAGAACCCCAACCCAAACGTGAAATTCCAAGCCCACCCGAACATTTAACGGATTGGGGGAAAATGGCGTGGGCAAAATTAACCTTATTACTCGATGGAATGGGTGTTTTAACCGTGGCTGACACGCTGGCATTAGAACGGCTGTGTGATATCTACGCCGATATTCTTCAATTGCGAGACACCATTGCCATTGAGGGGCGGACATACACCACAAAAACGCAATCAGGGGATTTTTTAATTAAAGCGAATCCTGCTGTTGCCATGTTGGCCGATGCAGATCGCCGTTTTAAAAGTTATTTAGTCGAGTTTGGTTTAACCCCTGCCGCTCGCTCGAAGGTGAATATGGATGGTGGAGAAGAAGAGGAAGATCCGCTCAACCAATATTTCGGTTGATCCCGCAACACAATACGCGCAAGACGTGCATCAAGGCAAAATCTTAGCGGGGCCTGATATTCGTCATGCATGTGCACGTCATCTCAAAGATTTAAACGAAGCCGAGCAACGAGGATTAGTCTGGGATGTCGAGGCTGTCAAAAGGGTGATCGATTTTTTCGCGAAAGTCTTAAAGCTCAATGGCGGGGAACATGAAGGCAAACCGTTTATTTTATTGCCTTGGCAATGCTTTGTGATTGGCTCCATTTTTGGCTGGAAAATGACTGATGGTACACGGCGATTTCGCATTGTGTACGTTGAATCAGGTAAAGGTTCAGGAAAATCACCGATGGCGGGTGGCGTTGGGTTGTATTGTTTAGTCGCCGACAGTGAACCGCGTGCTGAAGTGTATGCGGCAGCCACGAAAAAAGACCAAGCCATGGTTTTGTTTCGTGATGCGGTGGCAATGGTTGATCAATCTCCCGCATTAAGTCAGCGGATCACCAAATCAGGCGGAACAGGCAAAGAGTGGAACTTGGCTTATTTGAAAACGAGTTCATTCTTTCGTCCGATTAGTTCGGATGATGGGCAATCAGGGCCTCGTCCCCATTGTGCGTTGATTGATGAAATTCATGAGCACAAAAATAATACCGCCGTCGAGATGATGCGAGCGGGTACAAAAGGTCGGCGGCAAGCCTTGATATTTATGATCACCAACAGTGGCCATGATAAAACCAGTGTGTGTTATGACTATCATGAATACGGACGAAAAGTCGCCGAAGGAACTATCGAAGACGACAGTTTCTTTTCCTATATTTGCTCACTGGATGAAGGCGATGATCCCTTTAAGGATGAGTCTTGCTGGGGGAAAGCCAATCCATCACTGGGCTACACCTTTTCTGATCGCTATTTGCGCGAGCAAGTGACACAAGCTCGAGGTATGCCCGCGAAAGAAAGCATTGTGCGTCGGCTTAATTTTTGTCAGTGGGTGGATGCCGATAATCCGTGGATTAACAGTGAAACATGGATGCAGTGTGAAAACACGTTCACATTCGATGACCTTCAAGGTGAAGAGTGTTATGGCGGACTGGACTTATCGGGAACCAAAGATTTAACCGCATTAGCCTTGTATTTTCCTAGTCTCAAACGTCTTTATGTCGAATTTTGGACACCCAAAGACACTTTATTGGATAGAGCGAAAACCGACCGAGTGCCTTACGACTTATGGGTAAGGCAAGGTTTTATGCATACCACGCCAGGGAATGCGGTGAGATATGAATTTGTGGCAGAACGCATTGCTGAAATGGCGATGCACGTCAGCATGAGAGCCATTGCCTTTGACCCTTATCGCATTAAATACCTTGAACCCAAACTCGATGACGCGGGTGTGACGGTTCCTTTAACTCCGCATGGACAAGGATATTACAAAGCCAAAGATTCAGGGCTGTGGATGCCACACTCTATCGAACTGTTTGAACAGCTCATTGATGACAAGAAGATTGAGATCCACACCAATCCTTGTTTGAGATGGAATGCTGCATCCGCTGTGCTTGAGGCTGACCAAAAAGATAACCGCGTCTTTGCCAAGAAAAAAAGCACCGGTCGAATCGATGGTGTGGTGGCCTCTGCAATGGCGATTGGTGCTGCGGAAGGTGAGGTTGATAATGGCAACCTTGATGATTTTTTCTCTAACCCATTGAGTATGTGATGACAGATAAACAATATTCAATCGATTTGCGCACTAATCATGGTTGGTTTGCGCGTCTGGCTTCCTTCTTCGTTGGGGGAAGACTCGTGACACCTGAACAAGGTTCACAATCAGGCGTTATCTCAGCGCAAGGCTCACTTGGTGATTCTTCTGTAAATGATGAGCGAATACTCCAAATATCAACGGTTTGGCGTTGTGTTAGCTTAATTTCGACGTTAACGGCTTGTTTGCCACTGGATGTGTTCGAAACGGATAAACAGGGAAATAGAACCAAAGTCGATTTAAGTCACCCATTGGCTCGATTACTGCGATATTCGCCCAATCAATATATGACGGCTCAAGAATTCCGAGAGGCAATGACTATGCAGCTTTGCTTTTATGGTAATGCTTTCGCGTTGATTGAGCGAAATAAAGTCGGTGATGTGATCAGCTTGCTTCCTCTGTTGTCTGCCAATATGGATGTGCGCATGGAGGAGAAGAATATTATCTATAAATATCAGCGTGATCATGAATTTGCGAAATTTAAACAACATGAAATTTTTCATTTAAAAGGGTTTGGTTTTAATGGGTTAGTTGGATTGTCGCCTATTGCTTATGCATGTAAGACAGCAAGCACGGCCGTTGCGATGGAAGATCAACAACGTGAGTTTTATGCCAATGGGGCTAAGTCTCCTAAAATTCTAACAACGGGTGATAAGGTATTAAATAAAGAGCAACGTAGCCAACTTGAAGAGAATTTCAAAGAAATTGCGGGTGGCCCCGTTAAAAAACGATTGTGGATCTTAGAAGGGGGATTTCAAGCACAAGATATTGGCGTTAGTCCTCAAGATGCAGAAACAATGTCTTCCCGAAAATTTCAAGTCAGTGAATTAGCGCGTTTCTTTGGTGTTCCACCGCACTTAGTCGGTGATGTTGAAAAATCAACAAGCTGGGGAACAGGTATTGAACAACAAAACTTAGGCTTTCTTCAATATACCTTACAACCCTATATCTCCCGATGGGAAAATTGCATTGCGCGTTGGCTTCTAAAACCACCCGAAGTGGGAAAATACCATGCTGAACATAACCTTGATGGATTATTGCGTGGCGATTCCACTTCACGCGCCGCGTTTATGAAAGCGATGGGAGAATCGGGGCTAAGAACCATTAATGAAATGCGGCGGCTCGATAATTATCCTCCTCTTGAAGGTGGAGATGTCGCTTACCGGCAAGCACAATATTTACCGATTAACCAACTCAATAAGGAGCCTCACGAAAGTGGGGCTTAATTATTTATGGGGGTTCAATGCCTGATATTAGAAAAACACTGAATTTTGATGAAGCGGAAATCAAATTTACGGGAGATGGCACACAAGGCGTTTTCGAAGGTTATGCCTCCGTATTTAGTCATCAAGATCTCGATGGTGACATTATTTTACCCGGTGCATTTAAGCATGTTTTAGATAAGCAAAAACAAAAAGTCGCTATGTTTTATAACCATCGAGTCTGGGAGCTTCCTGTGGGGAAGTGGGAGTACATGGAGGAAGATCAAAAAGGGTTACGTGTAAGAGGACAACTGACGCCCGGTCATAGTGCGGCTCAAGATCTAAAAGCGGCAATGAAGCATGGCACGGTTGACGGGCTTTCTATCGGATTCGGTTGTCTGCGTAATGATTTTGAGCGAACACCTTCAGGTCGTATTTTTAAAAACATCTCCCTGTTACGTGAAATCAGTATTTGTACATTTCCCGCTAATGACCAAGCACAGGTTTCATCACTCAAGAGCATCGATGGGTTATTAACGATCCGAGATATTGAGGATTGGCTGAGAGAGTCAGCCGGTTTATCAAAATCAGAAGCAGTCGGTTTTATTTCCCGCTTCAAATCCGCTATTCGGAGTGAGTCCGATGACGCTCAACAATCCCTAGTCGCATCCATTGTTAACCAAATTAATGCATTTAATCTGAAAGGATAGAATATGTCTGACTTAGCTATTATCCAAGAAGCCATCGAAGGATCACAAAAAAAGGTGCAAGAGCTCTTCGATGCACAGAAGAAAGAAATTGAAGCTACTGGCGTAGTTTCAAAGCAATTACAAACAGATTTAGCCTTAGTCCAAGAGGAATTAAAAAAAGCCGGTGAACGTCTGTTTGATTTAGAGCAGAAAGGGGCAACGAGTGCTGATGATCCTAATGCGAAAAAAGATTTTTCTGAGCGAGCAGCAGAAGTGCTGACAAAATCATGGAATGGGAGTCAGGCTTCTTATGAAGTGAAAACTTTTAATAAATCATTAGGCAGTGATGCGAGTTCAGCCGGTGTTCTCATTCAGCCGATGCAAGTACCGGGTATTATTATGCCGGGGATGCGTCGTTTAGTTATCCGCGATTTATTAGCACAAGGCCGAATTTCCAGTAACTCACTGGAATATGTACGCGAAAAATTGTTTACCAATAGCGCGGCACCCGTGAAAGAAAAGGCACAAAAACCAGAATCTAATCTGACATTTGAAAAACAAACGGCAAATGTGATCACTATTGCTCATTGGATCCAAGCGTCTCGCCAAGTGATGGATGATGCTGTGCAGTTACAGTCTTACGTTAATAACCGCTTATTGTATGGCTTAGCATTAGTGGAAGAGGAGCAATTACTCAATGGTGACGGTACTGCGGATAATTTGACGGGAATTAACCATGTTGCCACTGCCTATGATACCACATTGAGTGCTACGGGCGACACGCATGCTGACCTGATTGCTCATGCCATTTATCAGGTGACAGAATCTGAATTTAGCGCCTCTGGTATTATTTTAAATCCTCGTGATTGGCATGCCATTGCGTTAATGAAAGACAAAGAAGGGCGTTATATTTTTGGTGGCCCACAAGCGTTTACTTCAAATGTAATGTGGGGATTACCTGTTGTTCCAACAAAAGCACAAAAACAAGGTGAGTTTACTGTTGGTGCATTTGATTTGGCGTCTCAAGTATGGGATCGAATGAATGCAGTTATCGAAGTGAGTCGAGAAGATCGTGATAACTTTGTGAAAAATATGCTGACCATTTTGTGTGAAGAACGTTTAGCATTAGCCCATTATCGCCCTCAAGCCTTAATTAAAGGAACTTTCCCAACGTCTGGAAGAAGTGCTTAAGTAATAGGTCGGGGTAGGTAACTATCCCGTATTACATCATGAATATCTTAGATGTCATTCCTCTTTCTTTATTAAAACAGCATCTCGAATACAGCGGTGATGATCGTGATGAGCAGATTATATTTTATGCACAAAGCGCATTAAATTATTGTTTGAGATGGTGTGATGAACCGGCTTGGAAATCACCTGATGATATCCCTTATGAAGTGAAATCTGCCATGCTTTTGGTGCTGGGGGATATGTTTGAACATCGAACCAGCCAAAGTGAAATTCTGTTATATGAAAATAAAGCAGTAGAACGATTGTTACTGCTTTGTCGAAATTGGCGAGGTAGTTAATGGATCCGGGACGATTACGCCATTCTATTAATATTCAAAAACCAGTATTAGCGCCTGATGCCATCAGTGGCAATGATGTGATTTGGACGGATCATGCGACAAAAGTACGTGCAGCGATCATGCCTTATCAAGGGCGGGAATATTTTCAAGCCCAGCAAGTACAAAGTGAGGCCACAACACGAATTCTTATTCGCTATATCGCTGATATTGATACTTCGATGCGTATTGTATGGGGTAAGCGAATATTTAATATTATTTCGATTATTGACCCTGATGAGCGTCATCGTGAGCTTCAATTAATGTGCAAAGAGGGCGTGAATGATGGGTGAGATTAAAATCAGTGGATTGTCTGAACTCGCTCAACGAATGCAAGACATTGCCCGTAAAACCAGAAATCAAAGCGCGCGTAAGGCGATGAATGCAGGGGCTTTGGCGTTAAAGCAGGAAATCAAACATCGAGTGCCTATCCTTAAGGAAACGGTGCCTCATCGACGCAAAGGCACCATCAAGCGCAATATTCGTTCTAAAACGAAAGTGCAGCGCAATGGACAAGTCAAAACGCGTATTTGGGTGAAATCATTATCGGGTAAAAAGGTGTCTGCTTTTAAACAGGCAACGGGAAAAAGTGCGGCATTGAACCCAAATGATCCGTTTTATTGGTGGTTTGTCGAGTTTGGTACCGCCAAGATGCCCGCACAACCGTTTATGCGCCCCAGTTTTGAAGCGAAAAAGGAAGCGACGGCTAAAGTGATTGTTCAAACACTTAAAGAGGATATTGAAAAAGTAAGGTAGAGCTCATGATACAGCAATTAAAAGAGACCCTTTCACCGCTTGTCGATGGAAGGGTTTTTTTTCAGGTATTACCCGAAGGCAAAGGGCATTATCCCGCCATTGTGATCCAGTTTGCCAGCATCACGCCTAACAGTGCGCTGGAGGATACGGATTTAGATAACTATCGTGTGCAACTTGATGTGTATGCGCTCCAGCCACAGCCCCTTATGGTCTTGCGTAAAAAAATCGAGGCTCAGATTGTTGCGACAATCCCATTTGCACAACGAGTGAATGCGGTCTTTGGGTATGAAGCGGATGTCAAATTGCATCGGCTTGTTCTTGAATTAATGATTTCATCAGATAAATAAGGAATGGATATGGCAAAGTCAAAAAACCATAAAGCGACGCCTTTCCTCGGCACGAAGATCTTTGTGCAAACCGGCTTAGGAGAGGCGATGACCGTGACGGAAGCGACGTTATCACCGGCAACTATTACCATCGCCAATAATAAGCTGAAAGCCGATGACATGATTATGTTATCGGGACTCGGGGAGTTAGATGGACGTTTTCCTGTTGCACAGGTTGATGGCAACAAAGTGACCCTGTGCGACGAAGTGGATTGGAGTGATAAAACGTTACCCACGGATTTTGCAAACGCCAAAGCACAACGTATTCAGTGGTCTAATAACTTTTGTGCCGTAAAAAGCTTCAGTAAAGATGGCTCAACAACTGAACAAATCGATGTCACCACCATTTGCAGTGATGGCAAGGAATATGAATCCGGTGATACGGAATACGGTTCAATTAAATTGACCTTTTTCTTACGGTATAGCTCCAGTGATGTGCAACGACTCTTGCGTAAATATGAAAACAGCAAAGAAAAATTTGCGGTGAAAATGGTCTTAACGCGAGATGAAGGCTCCATGTTTTATTACGGCTCCGTCGAAACGGGCATGAACATTGATGGCAGTGTAGGGCAAATGATGGATTCAGGGATCTCGATTAAATTGTCTGGCCGTGATTATTTGAATGCGAAGAAATAACCCTTAATTCATCCACCTCATTATTTCTCTTCTCCCTTCTCGATAAAAAATCTTAGGAGTAATTATGTCTAACGCGTTATTGCGTGAATTAGTGTTAAACCAAGCACTGAAAGTGACGCCTTTTACTTATTTAGACAACACCTTTTATGTCAAAGAGCTGGATGTTGGCACCATGAATTACATTCAGCGCAAACTTCGTCAAATTAAAATCAAGCTTGCCGAGGCGCAGGACATTTATTTAGATGAAGACGATCCCGAACAATTTAACGAGGCGATAAATCGTGTCTACGATGAATATGATGTCGCCAGAATGTTGGCCTTTAAGTTGTGTGATGAAAAAGGGGAACTGCTTTTTGATGCTGAAAATGAAGAAGACTTAAAAGGTCTTAATCGTCTAGGGCAAGGGTTCTCTAATGCGGTGTTTACGGCCGAAGCGGGGAATAGCGAAAAAAACTTGGAGAACGGCGACAATTTCAATTGATATTGTCGCTGGCATTGGGAAAAACCCTCGCGGAAATCGAGCAAATGCCCGAAAGCCACTTGTGTGAATATGAAGCTTTTTATCGCAAACAACCCTTTGGTTTATGGCGAGAGGATTATCGGATGGCACAAGTGGCGCATCTTCTTGCGATGATAAATCGTGATCCGAAAACGTCTCCGCCTGAATTGATGGATTTTATGCCGATGTGGAAGAAGAAAATCACGGAAGAAGAGGTGTGGGATAACGTCACTGAGAGTGTATTAGCTAATCGATAGCCCCACATCCGTGGGGCTTAATCGTTAACCACCGCGAGACATTTTCTCAATTTTTTTATCCGTATTGTATTGAGAAAGGGCATAAACCGACCAGATAGCCGCTGGGATCCAGCCAATTAAGGTGATTTGTAGGATAAGGCAGAAGATGCCAGCAAATGGGCGACCAATCGTGAAAAATTGTAACCAAGGTAGTAATAACGCCAGAATAAGTCTCATAAAACCCCCTCTATTATTCGAAATTTCAGTTTATCAATAATTAAATCAATAGCAAATAACAAGGAATATTGCATTTATTCAGGGTGAAAGTTTGCTTTTGTAGTGTTCATACCAAGGATTGAATTTATGGCGGGAGCATTAGGTAGATTAAATATTGATTTGACGCTGAATACGGCAAATTTCACAAATGCGATCAACCGTAGCCAGCGCCAAACAGAACAATTCGGGCAAAGTATTTGCGTCAGTCTTCAAGCTATCACCGTACAACAAGAGCGAATGGTATCGCAAACCGCAAAATCCTCGGCGCTCTTTACTCGTTTTGCGAGCGTCGCAGCAAGTGCATTATCTGTACGGCAAGTGATTAATTATGCTGATAGTTGGACGGAATTACAGAATCGACTGAAATTAGTCACAGATAGCACTCAATCGCTAAACAGAGCGACCAATGATGTTTATACCATTGCCCAAAAAACCTATCAATCATTGGATGCCACAGCACAAGTTTATCAACGTTTTGCGGATAATGCCGACCGTTTAGGCTTAAGTCAGCCAAAAGTGGCCGAACTCACGGAAACTGTCTCAAAAGCCGTGGCGATTTCAGGCGCGAGTGCCACCGCAGCCCAAGCGGCATTAACTCAATTTGGTCAAGCATTAGCCTCGGGTCAGTTACGTGGCGAAGAGCTAAATTCAGTGATGGAGCAAACCCCTGCGTTAGCGAAAGCCATCGCTGACGGAATGGGGGTCAGTGTGGGTGAACTAAGGAAGAAAGCCCAAGACGGTGAAATGACGATAGAGAAAGTCATTCAAGCCTTAGAACGTGCAGCTGACAGTGTGGATAAAAAATTTGCTACCAGCGTGACAACGGTTAGCCAAGGTTTCATTAATCTTCAATCGGCGATAACAAAATTTATCGGTGAAGCGAATCAAGGTACAGGTGCGACTCAGCTTTTTACCACAGGGATGACCACTCTTACCGATAATCTATCGTTAGTCGCTAAAGTGGTTGAAGGGATCGCCGTCACGGCATTGGTAGCAAAACTTTCTCAATGGACGAAAGCCACTTATCTGAAAAATCAGACAACGTTGAATGAAGCCAAAGCCACATTACAGAGTGCAGAGGCAAACAGTGTGGCAGCAACCAGTGCCGTGAGGAAGGCATGGGCAGATAAAGAAGCCGCCACATCGGCGCTCAATAGAGCCAAAATGGAATATCAAGTTGCTAGAGGCACTAACGCGGAAAAAATCGCACTCGATAACCTTATCGCCACAAAGTCACTCGCAAGAACAGCCTCTTTAAACTATACACAGGCATTAACCGCAGAAAACGTTGCTCAACGTGCATTAACGACCGCTCGGCGTCAATCAACGGTGGCGGGGCGAGCGCTCAACAGTGTTATGGGATTAGCGGGTGGCCCTATTGGATTAGTGTTGACCGGTGTGGCGGCATTGGGCATGGGACTGTATGAATACAGCGAAAATGTCAAACAAGCCAAACTCGAATCGATTGAATTTGCCAATTCTCTTGATACATCAACAGAAGCGTTAAACAAAATGAGCAATGCCACGTTAGTGGCGAATTTAAGCAAAGTTTCATCGGGCATTAACGCGCAATTGGAGAAAATCGAGGAACTTAAACAACAGGTTATTTCCTTACAAGGTCTATCAAAATACAGCGTTGAGAGTGAAAAGGCGTTTACTGAACAAGGTGTGGGGGATTTATACCTTAAACGAGTAGCTGAAAAGCAAAAAGAGCTTGATGCTGCGATGGGGACATATGCAGAGCAAGTTAATAACTTAGAGCGTCAGCGAGCCAATATGCAAAATATGTTGGCGACACTCAAAGAAAAAGTGGGCGATCAAGCCCCTGAATATAGACGCTATGCCACCGAATTACAAAATGTTGATGCCGTTATCAATTCACTTAAGGCGAGTTTAAAGAGTTTAGGCATTGAATATGAATCACTCATTGATATCACGCTTCAGGCGACAAATAGCCAAGTGAATGCCGCCACGGCGATTGCTAAACAGATTGATGAATCGATTGAAAAATCGCAACGTTCAGTGGCAAAAGCGCAAGCCACAGGGAAGGCATTAGCGAAATTAAATGCAGAAGATGTATTGGCTTCACGCAAAATTACGCCAGATATGCAAGGCTACGATAAAGCCTTACAAGCGGAAATTGAGGCACAACTGGCACAGCAAGCCAAACAGACGTATAAGCCCAGCCATAAATCAACCATTGATTATGCCAAACAGTACACCAAAATCTTGACGGAATTAGAGGAAAAACAAGCCTCACTGATTGCGGATGGGCAAAGTATTCAGCGGTATGGCACTACCTCTTCCTTTAATGAATACACATCCGCCTTAGCCGATATCAAACAGAATAAAGATAAGTTTGATGCCATCTTAAAAATCGATCCCAACGCCATTGAGACGATCAAAGAAAAAGCGAAAGCCATTGATGACTTAGCGCGTGCCAATTCGGTCGCGCAATTTGCTTATGATCGCGGTAAAGAAATTGAGCAGATGCAATTTGAAACCACCCTGATAGGAAAATCACGCGCAGAGCAAGAAAAGCTTAATGCCCTTCGTCAGATTGATGTGCTGTATCAGCAAGCCAGTGTGGATTTAGGTGAGAAAGAGCTGGCGAACTTACAACGTAATGTTGAACTCACTAAACAGCAGATTGAGGAAGAACTGAGGAAGCGAGAGGCCATGAAAGGTGATCCGATGGTGGGATTAAAACAAGGCTTATCGGATTTCAGTGAGTCAGCCATGGATGTGATGGAGAACGTCAGAAACGTCACTACCAATGCGCTTAATAATATGTCTGATGCGTTAGCCGATTTTGCTTTAACGGGGAAAGGAAGCTTTAAAGATTTTGCCAATGCTGTGATCTCCGATATCACTCGAATGGTGATGAAAATGCTGGTTTTCAAAGCCATTGAAGCAGGCGGGCAGGCAATGGGCTTTGATATGGGATGGATGAGCAAAGGGCATGCTTATGGTGGCTATACGGGGCATGGCGGGAAATTCGAACCTAAAGGGATTGTGCATGGTGGTGAATTTGTTTTTACCAAAGAAGCGACGGCTAAATTGGGTGTCGGCAATCTCTATCGCTTAATGCATGCGGCGCAAGGTTATGCTTCGGGAGGCTTTGTGGGGGCGGTCGCAGGGCGAATACCGGTTACACCGCAACCGACGTTAGCCCGTGCGGGTGGTGTACAAATGACGGTCGTCAATCATATTACGGTGACAGGAAATGGTGACGCTGTACTTGCGCAGGCAATGAAGGAAGCCGCACAACAAGGGACAGAAGCCGGCGCACAGAAAGCTCACGCGATGATGTTACAAGACTTTCAAAGTAATGGTGCAGCACGCAGAACATTAGGAGTTTAAATGTCTATTCTTGAATGGCCAAAAGCGGTGATCCCCACGCAGGAAAACTGGCAATTATTGAGTAACAGCAAAACCTTTACCTCACCATTTAATGGAAGTAGTCAAACGGTACGCTTTCCGGGAAGTCGTTGGCGTTGTGAGCTGACATTCAATAATTTAAATGAAGAGAAATCGCGCCAGTTAGAAGCGCTAGTGGCTTCATTGGATGGCATGTCGGGACGGGTCAAAATATCAAGCTGGATAAGAAAAGGGCGTTATGGGTATGGTTCGCCTCGTATTGCAATACCGAGTCAATTGGGTAATCGGCTAGAAACAAAGGACTGGAAGCGCAATATGCGCGTATTACAGCAAGGGGATCGCTTAACTGTGGGTAATGAACTCAAAATGGTGGTGGCGGATGTGGTCAGTGATAATCAAGGACATGCCATTATTCTTATTTCGCCGATGTTAAGAACATCACCTACCGTCAATGAAATGCTTGAGGTTGAGCGTCCTTTTGGGATTTTTCGGCTTGTTGATAATGAACAGGGTAAATTTCAGCATCGTCGCTTGGGGTATACCCATATCACGTTATCTTTTGAGGAGGTGTTGTACTAATGCAATATCATCCATTTTCTGATGCCATGGTCAACGCGATTAATGAGGGGGCTTATATCGTTTTAGCCGCCAGACTCGATTTGAAATCAGGCGTCACCTGTGCGCATACCGGTGTTGGGCAACTGATTATTGCGGGGGAAACCTATTTAGGTGTAGGAAGTTTAGGCGAAATCAGTCAGCTAAAAGAAAATAAGACAACCAGTCCCCCACAATTACAGCTTAAATTAGCGGGTTTTGATAAATCGCTGGTGGGGATGGTGATGAATGAGCAAAGTCGAGGGCGAGAAGTGCGGTTGATGATGGTTGCCATCGGTGAAGAGGGAAAACCGCTTCTTGCTGAAATCTTATTTGTCGGACAAATCACATCGATTAATGTGGTATCTGGTGAAGAGAATGCCGTATGTGTTAATATCTCAAATCGATTTGAGCGATGGTCAATTGGTTTGCCTGATCGGTTTACTGATGAGTCGTGGTCATCAAGAAGGCAAGGGGATCGTATCTTTCGTTATGTTGCTCAAATGGCTGAACGGGCGATTTATTGGGGCAGCAAGAAAGATGCACCATCATTTATTTATAAATAATTGATTGGAAGAAACAAAATGAGTAAAAAACTTTTAGTTACTTTAGTTATGACCAGTCTATCGCTATGTGCGGCAAATGCACAAGCCGTAGGTGAAAATACACTTTCATTAGGTTATGCACAAAGTCATGTCAAAGCAGATGGCGATAAACTAAAAGAAAATCCTAAAGGCTTTAACGTCAAATATCGTTATGAATTCGATAATCAGTGGGGAATGATTGGCTCTTTTGCATATACGCATCAAGGGTATGATTATCGTTTCGGTTCTCAATCTGTTGGAACTGCAGATTTGGACTATTATTCATTCACTGCTGGGCCTGTTTATCGTTTTAATGATTATGTTAGTGCCTATGGTTTATTGGGGGTTGCTCACGGTAAAGCCGAAGTAGAATTAAAAGGCTTCGGTTATCATGAGAAAGAAAGTCAAAGTAAATCTGCGTTCGCTTATGGTGCGGGTCTTCAATTTAACCCCCATCCTAATATCGCGATTGATGCTTCTTACGAATACACTAAATTAGATGATGTTAAAGTGGGCACATGGATGCTTGGTCTTGGCTATCGTTTTTAGTTAAAAGATAAACAGAGAATATAAAAGTCGGCATTATGCCGGCTTTTTTGTTTTTAGGCATTTTGATAATGAAACAACCTAACTGGACACTTAAATTACCTGAAACCATCAGGGCGGCGATGAGTCGCCCTTTTTCATGGGGTGAATTTGATTGTTGTATTTTTGCCTCGGAATGTATTGACGCACAATGCGGTTTCTCGCCAATAAAGCCTTATCTCAATCACTATAAAACCAAAGCTGAAGCCTTCAATCTGATCAAATCCAAATTTGGCACATTAGATAAAGCCGTTTCACGCTATTTCAAATCCATTGAGATCGAGTGTGTTCAGCGTGGTGACCTCGTTCTGTTTAAAGGTGAGGACGGTGACAGTTTAGCCGTGGTCTGGGCGGGGCATTATTGGGGCGTAACCCCACAAGGTGTGAAGCCAGTGCAGATTAACCCAATCAAAGCGTGGAGAGTGGAATAATGGGGGGAAGTGGTGGATTAATTTCAAAAGTCGTGGGTGCTGGCTTAATGATTGCGGGGCTATTTACCGGAGGCGTGACCTCGGCGATAGGCATGGCACTGATGGCAGCAGGCGTCGCGGTTCAAGTCGCGGGTTCGCTTATCTTTAAGCCTAAACTGCCTTCCATGAATTATCGAGATACCAGTGAACGCAAACAGATGTTACGTTCATCGTCTGCGCCTGAAACCGTGATCGTCGGAAAAACAGTGATATCGGGTTTGCTTTTCTTTGCCGAAGAAGAGGCGGGTGAACAAGATGAAAACGAAAAAATCACACTGGCATTAGCGTTGGCAGGGCACCCCATAGAAAAAATCGGGAAGATTTGGTTAGGGGACGATTTAATTGAGACGTTTGGTGAATATACCGTTCATGAAGTCAAACACCTTTGGTTGAAGAGTTTAAAAATCACGGCACCTGTTGTTGAAGTGGAGTTACATAATAGCAGAGAAGATGTCGATCCCTTTATGCTAAAAAATTGCCCATCATGGAAAGAGGATATGATTGGTCGAGGTCTGGCGTGGTTACGTGTGACACTCACGTTTGACCAAGAAAAATTCCCTTATGGATTACCCAATGTGAAATGTGAAGTTTGGGGAAAACATCTGTTTGATCCTCGCACTGGGCAAACCGAGTGGAGTAATAATGGGGCTTTAGTCATTTTGGATTATTACCGTCATTATTTAAAAGTACCTGATACAGATATTGATTTTGACAGCTTTAAACAGGCGGCCGATTTATGTGATGAAAAAGTGAGCCTGCCAGAAGGCGGATTTGAGCCGCGATATACCCTTAATGGCGCCTATGATTTAAATGAGAGTCCATCCAGTGTCTTGGAGGCGATGCACAAATGTATTAACGCGGAACCAACATTCACCGCAGGAAAACACGGTATTCAAATCGGCGCTTATTATGGGCCGGCAATAAAAACCATTACCGAATCACAATTGATTGGCACCGTCACGTGTACCCCTGAAACAGGATTAAAAGACGCGACCAATGCGGTGTATGGCACGTTTATTGATGCCGAACAGTTGTACACAAAAACGGATTTCACGCCTGTGATTGTAGACGAATGGGTGAAAGAGGATGGCTTAGAAATTCGAGAGAACATCGACTATCGTTTTGTCACCAGCCCTTATCAAGCCCAACGATTAGCTCGCCAATATCTTCGCAAAAAGAAAGCGGGAAGACGGGTTCAACTCACGATGAACTTAGACGGCTATGCTTATCGTCCGGGGGAAGTTGTGCTTTTAGCATTACCTTCTTTGGGGATTAGTGGGCTGGAATTCCGTATTGCCGAATGGTCTTTCCATGCATTAGACGGTGTGGCTTTAACGTTGGAAGAGGATGGTGCCTATTTATATGAAGATGTGATTGGTAAACCGTTTGAGCGTCCGCCGTTTGTGAGTTTACCCACTGGCGGTGTTGCTTCCCCTATTAATCTTGCTTTTGTTCCACTTGCCGTCAGTGACATTGTTCAAGGTATGCTTTCTTGGCAGAATGTGGCGTCTGATGTGCGCTACAACACGGTTAATATCCTTCAAAACGGTAGAGTGATTCAATCTATTCAGGTGCCGGGTGAGCGCGTTGATATTAACGGATTAGCACGAGGAACTTATCGTGTTGAAGTTAGAGCGACGAATATGGCGGGGGCAATGTCGGCACCCGCTATCAGTGATTTTGCTATCCAAGCACCGCCAGCTCCCATTAAGGTTGATGTTACTTCGGGAATGTTCAGCCTCACCGTCTCGCCAAAACAAGGTGATAGTGCTCTCTTGGGTTATACCTTTGAATTTTGGTTTAGTGAGGAAAAACTCGCTAATCTTTCTGAAAATGAAGTGATCACCAAAACAAACAAAGTTGGCCAAGGGAATTTCTGGACGCAAGAGAATTTAAAAGCAGGACATACGTATTATTTTTATGTTCGAACAATCAACAGCTATGGCAAATCACCTTTTGTGGAGGCTTCTGGTGTTTGCTCAGCTCAAACCAATTTAATTCTTGAGGAATTGACGGGGCAAATTAGTCGAGATCAACTCGCACAAGACTTATTGGGTGAGATAAACAGCAAAGCTGACCAATCAGCCGTTGTTGAGTTAAACACGCAAGTGAAAGCGAACCATGATGCGATTTTAGCGGAGCAAGTTGCACGAGGAGCGGTAATTAAACAAGAGCAACAAGCTCGCGCTGAAGCTGATAAAGCGGAGGCTCAACAACGCCAATTCTTAGCTACACAACTTCGTGGTGATTATACCGGTAATGATTTATCTAAAGTCACCGCAGGGCTCATTTCCGCCGAGAAACAAGCGCGAGTCTCGGGTGACCAAGCGGAAGCGAAAGCCAGACAATCATTGGAAACACGGATGAATGGGAATGTTTCCGTGATTAATCAATCACTAGAAACCCTCACCTCGAAACAGCAAGCCCAAACGCAAGAGATTTCAACGCTCAATTCAAATCTTAAGGGGAAAGCTGATAGCAGTGTGGTGAATGCGTTAAATACGCGAGTATCTAATATTGATGGCAAAGTGACGTCTGCAACCTCTCAGGTACAAACGTTATCCAGCAAATTAGAGACGGTAAAAGCTGATTTAACTGAATCAGTCGTGGTGGATTTAGATTTATCTAAACTCAATGAAAACACCTATTATCCGATTATTTTGCCATTAGTAACTTCTCGACGTTATGCCTTTAAGGTTTTTAGGACCTTAGGGCAATATAGAGACAATAAACCGAGCTATGCGACTCACAATACCAAAGGTTTTACCATGATTGTGGAATGGCAAGTGAGTGGTTCCGGATGGGGAACCCAGTCTGAAAACCGCATCATTGATAATTTTGATTGGCGATGGACAAATCAATCCCCTGTGATGGGGCCAGCTCAATTAACGAATGGTTCTGTGGAATATATCTATTTGCGAGGAGGTGCTAAATATCAGCTCACTAAGCATAAAAGTGTTAACCATCAAATTATCACCCGCACTTATACCAATAACAAACAATCGGTGGCACCGAAAGGATTTGTGGCGAATGAAGTACCTAAGTCCAGCGAACAGAAAGCCAATGCAACGGCGAATGCGGTAAACCAACTTGAAACTAAGGTGACTGAGGTCTCAGGTAAAGTGACCTCTACCGCCCAGCAAGTCACTCGCCTTGAAAGCCAAGTGGGTACAAGTTCAGCCAAAATTGAACAAACGTCGAAAGTGGTCACCGACATAAATGGCAAAATTTCCGCATCATGGACAATGAAAGTTCAGCAAGATAGCAAAGGGAATAAAGTCATTACGGGCATTGGCTTAGGGTTTAATGCACAAGGAAATAGCCAATTTCTGGTCAATGCCCAAAACTTTGCGGTGATATCGTCATTAAATGGCAAAGTGGTGACACCGTTTATCGTGAAGAATGGACAGGTGGTTGTTAATGAAGCTTTTATTGGTGATGCAACTATTACCAGTGCAAAAATAGCTAATGTATTGCAATCAACCAATTTCAGCCATGCAAACAAGGTGGGCTATCAACTTAATATGCGCACTGGTGAAGAAATTAAATATGGGAATAACGCTCAGGGGTACTGGATTGAAACAAACATATTAAAACGTTTGTTTGATAAAAAAGGCACAATGCGTATCAGAATGGGGATATGGTAATGGGCATGGGTTTAGAAATATATGATGAGAAAGGGCGACTCATTATTGGAGAAGACACTATTATACCGCGCCACTTGGGGCAATTTGACCTTCCTTTGTCCCAATATGGATCTCTTACTATTCCTGAGATTTCCTTAGGAGGTGAGGTTGTTTGCCATTTCTGGCTACGGTATCGCTCTCGATGGAGTGGTGAATTTCATGTAGATAAGCCTAATGAGAGAACAGAGTACTCCATATCTGGGAACACGTTAAATTACCGCGTTGATTACAATATCTATCGCTGGGAGAACAATGGCTCTGGTGGTGGGCAGACACAAGCGAATGACTCATTCTCAAGTCATGTTGTCGTATGGGTGGTGTGAAATGGTTGGTGTAGAAATTTACACAAATAATAGGCTGATACAATTAACCGATAAACTCGAAACAATATGTGTTTTGAGAAAAGCAACTCCTGATGAACTAACGTCATCATCAGGCCCTCATGATAGCTATCCGAGAATCTATGCGTTAAATAGCCAATGGATGGTTGCTCCGATTTCCAAGGTAAGCATACCTCAACACGGAGTTGGTCTTGAAGTTTATGATGAGCAAGGGAAAATGAAATTTTCATCTCTTGCTAAGTTGGTCTGCTTTGAGAAATATTATGATGTCAATACGGGGAGCGCTGGCAAAGGCTCATTAAGAATCGCCGGCAAAAGTGGTCATCGGTATGGCATGATTAAGACTCGCTCTATGGGGTATTTTCATAATACAAACATACGAAGCTACATAGACCCTGACACGTGGGATGAAGTTTGGACATTCAAAAGATATAGCGAGCGTTATGTCTTGGTTGATGATGTGGGAGGGTTAACATTTGAGTATCGATACGAGTTCTTAGGAGAAGAGGATGGCTGGATAAGTATGCCTCCGAGTCGAGAAGGTTCTGGATTAATGGAACAAGGGCTTATGATAGACGTTTCAATGTTAGAAGATTAAATACCGCACTAATGTGGTTTTTTTGTATCTAAATTTTAGGAAATAAATCATGATATACACAACAGGCACTGTTAGCACAGTGTCAGGGTCTGCTGTTGTCTCTGGCACAGGTACCATTATTTTAATTAAAAATGGTAATGCTAATTTTATTTATATGGTGGACAGGGTTAATAGCGATACAGAATTAGTCATTTCACAACCGGCTACATTTACCGTAAAAAACACTAGTTACAGCATTAATCTCACTGAGCCGAACTCATACAGCGACGCTAATAATCGTATGACCGCTATTGCATCAGATATTACGTAGTTCTTAAACGAGCAACGAGTTACGCTCGATGGTGTTAAAAAAGTGCTGGGGGATATTAGTAAAAAGTTAGATAAAAGTGGTGTGGACCTTTCAGGGATTTCGAAGTGCGATTACACGTAATACACAAATGGCTTATTGTGTGTTTCGACAAAAATCCACCTTAAAGGCGGGCGCTATTGGTCTTTGCCGACAATATTATCGCATTTAGATAAGTGTGTTGTGTTTTATCATACCACCAACTCTCAAGCGGAAGTGAGCTATTTAGCGCATAAAAAGCAATTATACAGTTCAGCCCAAGCAGACATTTATGTGTGTGTTTTCGTTTCAGGAATGGTTTTGACCCCGAAGAGACGTTGGGGGTTATCACTGTACAGTGAAGATGGAACACTGGTCTTTAATACGGACTATTTGCCTTTTACCCGAGGAAAATCAATGGAATTGTTATTACGGGAGGGGAGTGTAGAGACTCCATATAGCTTGCCTTTAGTCTGTGCAACAAGTCAGTTTGTGAATGCGTCTTATCAGGATGGCCCTATTGATTGGGCCAAGCGCAATACGGGGATACGTTTTCGGGGAAAACAGATTTTTGTGAGCGAACGAATACGTGATGCTCATCGGCAACATCATGTAGAGCAACGTATTCCCTTTTATGTCCTTAATGGTTCACATTATTTTTAATAAAATGAATACCTGTCTATATTTATGTGGGATACATGTCGCTTTTCTTTATTGGCATAATGCTTTCTGCTGATAATGATTGTTTTGCTTTAATCATTTCTTTTTCATTTGAAAATTTATAATTAGGCAATAGTTCTTTAGGTTTGACACCTAAAATAAACGCGATAGAAAATAAATGTTCAACGGTAATTTTCACGCCACCATTTTCTACCCGAGAGTAACGTTGTTGGCTTATTCCGAGCTTGTTGCTCATTTGTTTACCTGTTAATTTTAGCTCCATCCTTTTTTGTTTTATTTTATGCCTGATGATGAAATCTAGCGTACCCATGATTTTTTATCTCCGTTATAGATAATTTGTAATTAGCTTTTATAAAGCAAAGAGTTACAAGGCTATTCTATTATAGATAAAAATATTTTTTATCTATTAAAATAAAACTTTTTATATGGTAGGCATGCACTACATCTGTATGTGCTAGAAGAATATAAAGAGGAACGAAGGTTAGAGGAAAATGACATGGTATTGTATTTTAAAATTCAAATAGCTACTAGTTAATATTAGTATTGATTTGACATCCTCCCCGCTCTGAAGGATGGGGTTTTACGGCGCACCTGATAAGATTTTTTATTATTACAAACTTATCATTTGAGAAAAGAGCTTTGTATATAGTGGCCGTAATATTATAAGTTCTTTGTGTCTTTTGTAATGGGCTATTTGGATTAATCAATTCTGATGTACTTACCTTCAATAAAGACCTCTCCGTCATTTTCGCATTTCACAAGACGACACTTTCCTTGTAATCCATACCGACTAACGACACAGCGAACACCCGGTGATGAACTTGAGCCATGGTGTTTGTTTTGTCGCCTTTCATAGCTGGATATCTTCTCTAATAAGCCATCTTTAACCATGCTATCTAATGTTCTGCGGGTAGATTCGAGAATATTTTTCTTATCAAAAGAATCTATTTCTTTAAGCATCGCACTACTCTATTTTCAAATACTGCACCGAATTCCCATCCGGCAACTGCTTACTTATCTCACGATAAAACGCTAATCGTTCATTAAAGTATGCTCTCAAATGTGCTGGTTGTTGTCGTTCAACTTCTGAGGCGACAACTGGCATATTGAGTCGTTCTTTATATGCGACACCACTTGCGGTCAAATCGACATTAATCTTGTCTTTTTCTTCTTGAGTTAGGTTTGCGAGGTTCAT